AACTCACCTCGCTATCTAATTTTAGAATTCAATCAAGCTGATGAACAATTATCAGCACAAACTGATGATGTATTAGCTATATCAGAAAAATTAATTACTCGTAATAAGGCCGTATATGAGGAACTTGCAAAATGAAAATCCTTACTAAAGAACAAATTTTATTATTACATTCACAGCTTGTGAAAGAATTCGGAGGTTCACTTGATATACGCGATGATTCTCTTTTAGAATCAGCTATCAATACACCATTCCAAACATACGGTGGAGAGGAACTGTATCCGACTTTATTGGATAAAGTCTCTCGCCTATGTTTTGGACTTGTAAAAAATCATCCGTTTGTAGATGGTAATAAGCGAATCGGTACTCACGCAATGCTTGTATTTCTTGCAATAAACGACATTGATTTAAAGTACACTGATACCGAATTGATTGAACTTATTTTATCAGTTGCGTCAGGAACTCAGTCTGATTCTGATATTCTTCAATGGCTTCAACAGCATATTATTTAAGAACATCTTACGAGGTGTTCTTTTTTTGCATACATCTCCAATTCACCTTAATTTAAGAAATCATCTTCTTCATCATATGCTTCAAAATCGTCCTCTGCTCTGGTACGTCCGCCAAGCGGTTCTCCGTCTGCAATCTTCTGTATATTGCCCAGTCCGCACGCAATTCCTTTATTTCCGTTTGTATTAAACGGATAAAGAGATATTGACACTCTTGCATAACATCCGCTGTAAACCTCATTTCTGTCTAAAATAGGCTGTACATTCTTATCCACAATCTGCGGTTTATCTTTTGAATTGCAGTTTATGAAATAGCAGTCTTTATATGCCTCATCATCAGGACGTTCAATATCACCGTCACGAAGAGGCAGTTTCAAATTCGCAGGTATTCTTCCTCCGAACTTTGCTTTGCCGTCCTGCTTTGCCTGTTCGACTGCGTTTTGAATATCTTTTACCGTCTTTGTATCAGACTTTGGTATAATCAAAGAAACACTGTACTTTTCATCACTGTCGTTAATAGATGCAGGCTCCCATATATGTTCATATGACAATCTGACCTTACCCGTTACTAAATGTGCCATATTAAAATTCCTTTCTAAACTCACCCAATGTATGTACTTCTTCTCTCTTATCAGTTTCCGGTACAAGTGTCAGTCTGCCTTTCGGTTTTATGATATAGTCACCGAGCAGTTCTTTAAAAATTTTTCTGCCCATAAGCTTTTCCATATCAGTTATACCTATAAGCGTGCTTTTATATATCTGTGACATGGTATAACCGTTATTTCGGCAAACCTCTGCAATCTTGTTTTCGCCCGCATACTGTCGTTTGGAACGTCCCTCGACTATTTTAAATCCGCTCCAGCTTTTCCCCTCATTTATAGCTTTCGCCTGTGCATAAGAATATACATCTTCTGCCCATTTTGACAGGTCGTCCGCTATCGTCAGTATGTGCAATATTTCATCATCATTAAGTTCCGCGGGGTCTTTAAACTCATATTCCGCTGTTTCAAGCATAAGTTCTGCACGTTTTCTGCATACAGCTCTTAATTTGCAGAATCGGCAATGATTTCCCGCTTTAAATTCGCCCTCGCCTTTTGCGGCAAGTTCGGCTATCGGTTTCAGTGTATTCTCCGCCCATTCCAGAAGTTCATCAACAGAAATCTCCCATTCAGAAATATTATCAAGTCTTGGCTGAACAATGGCTGTTTTCACTGTCTTGATATCATACAGATAATCGTAAAGATTAAGTGCACCCAATGCATACAACATCATCTGCGGATTGTGCTCTGCCGATACCGTTACGCCTTTGCCGTACTTAAAATCTATAACCTGCATTACATCATCTGCAACTATAACAAGGTCACCCGTACCGAAGCCGTCCTTAACATAATTTGAAAAGTCAAGTCTTTGTTCTACCATAACTATTGCGTCGGGACATATTTTTCTTATTGTTTCGATTTTATCTGTCGCATAATACGCATAGCTGTCTGTATATCTGTCGATTTCTTCTGCATGGAAGTTTCCGATATTCGGAGGTGCAAGGTCCTTTTCACCTAAATGCCACCTGATTTTATATTCCGCCATCTCATGAGCTGCCGAACCTTCCTGTGCATATATTGTTGTTTCGTCCGGAATATCTGCTGTTGCCAGTGCCGACGGCGGACATTCCAGCCAACGATATGCCGATGACGCAGAAAGTACAGCATGATTTAACGGTGGCATATCAAGATACCTCCATCTGCTGTAAATCTGCATAAAATGAATCAAGGTCTGATTCTGCAACAGCAGTAATATTCTTTACTCCGTATTTTTCAATAAGCTGTTTTATTTCCTCACGCTTACCGTTTCGTGACAATTTAACCGCAAGTTCACGCAGCATTTCATGTGTAACGCTCGGCTTATCCGCTTGTTTTTCCTTTGATACGCCGTCATTGCCTGCCACGGCATTTGCCATGGTTTCCAAACTGTCCGCAAGCGAACGCATATCGCTTACAACGTCAAGCAAAAGTTTCGTTCTGCTCATCTTCTCCCCTCCTTGTTCACTTCACATATCGAAAGTTTCTCTACACTGTCACCCGGAACAAGTATTGTCATCTTACACGGTATGCCAAACAAAAGACGGAGAAATCTCTCCCTTATTGATATACTGCGGAAATTCACAATACTGTCCGCTCTCGGTTTCTTTGAAACACTGATTGTTAATGTATGTTTCATAGTTAAACGTCCTTTCCGAAAGGCTAATTTTTTTATACCCTTCACTATACGGACACAAAAACACTGAAATATAAGGTTTTTTATAAAAACTTTTTCAGCTTTTTATAAATTGTTTTTAACTGCTGTGATACTGCCGACTGACTTATCCCCATATGTTTCGCATAATCACTTACAGACATTCCGTCAAAATATACAGCCTTTATAAGTGACTTCTGCTTGTCCGAAAGATATTTTATCGCTTCTGTTAATCTCCCGAACTTACTGTCTGTTTCAAAAATTGCCGTAAGATTTTTGTCCTCCGATGCATAAACAATTCCTTCATATACACACGAATCAAGTGAATAGTGCCTGCGTCTTTCCTTCTTATCATTATTCCTCTCCAGTCTGTCCAGTTCCACCAGAATACTCGCCCATTCATTAGGAACATCAACTTCCACATCTCCGTCCGCAAACTCATATTTAATTTTCATAAAAAGTGCCGCCTTTCCGCAAGAAAAACGGCACTCTAACAAGCCGAAAAAACTCGCATTTTTTTATGCAAGCCATTCGGCTCTGAATTAAGTTTTCATATAAAATACTCCTTTTTATTGATAATAAAAAAAGGCTTGGTAAACATTTCAGAAAAGAACTGTTTACCAAGCATTATGTTTTTTTATTATTTTATAAGCTCCAAAAGCCATGGCGCTGACGGTTTGGCTATTGCCCGAGCATTGAGATATGCCATTTCAAGGGTCAGACAAGTGTTTCCTAAATAGTATCCGTCCATAACTGTCAGTGTCATTGCCAAATCCGGCTTATTCATTTTAGTAAGATATATCGGAAGTAAATATTGCACTCTCCCCATATATCCCTGTGCAGAAATAAGTCCCGGTTCTATAACTGCTTTTCGCCTTGCAAGTTCCACCGCAGTTTCCAACAGCAACGGCAAATTTTTAGCCTTTCTTATTTTTGCGGGAATTCTATTTAGATTTTCTTCATCACCCAAAATATGCTCAACATTTACCCTTATTGACCATTCGGGATTAAAATTCAAACCTTGCTGTGCCATATGATACACCGGCCGTTCAGGCAACGGCTCTATATATTTAAGCCACGGTGACATTTCATCACAAAAGCCTTTAAAATACCATTCAAGCATAGAATCCTGCTTTTTATTTCTGAAAAAGCAACCGTATATGCCTTTATAGCTCGGGGTGTATAATCCTGTATGAAAGCAGGCACATTCATTCTCAATGTAAAAATATTTTAATGCTTTATTATATTCTTGTTCTGAGTTGAATTCAATAGCCTGTTTACGAAAAATTGTATGTATATATCGTTCCAATATCGGTGTTTCTGCATTCTTTGTTTCAACTGCCGGTTTCTTGAACTGCCACGCCTCCGGCAATGCCATACATTTTAAATCATGAAGATGCCTGTACCAATCGGGTACATAAGCAAACTCAAATAAGTCACTTTGTATTGTTATCATTTTTTATCACCTTACATTTCAAAAGTTCTTCAAGATACCTCATCTGTATCTCTGCTTTAAAATCTTCGTCTACATATCTTATCAAATTTCCAAACCTATCTTTTTTAGTAACCATTGAAACTTTATTTATATATCTCTCATAGCGTTTCAACATTAATATCTGTGCATCACAATCCCCGTTGATAGCTTTTTCTGCAGTTCGATTCTTAAGGTCCACGAATATCACACTCCAATCTCCTTTCTTTATAATTTTTTATTAGCTTAAAAGCTTTGTTTTTCCAATTTGTAATAGTTTTCTCTGAAACGTTTAATATCTTTGCAATATCTCTTCTTGATAATAAATACCAATATTTTAATATCAACACTTCTTTTAATTTATCATCAAGAAATAACATAGCTTCATACAACCATTCATTCTTAACATTGCAACAATGTCCGCTGTTATCAGAAATAACATATTCACTTGGATATATATCTTGTTCTCCTACTAAATCTGTATCAAACTCAACAAAATCAAAACTTCTTTTCTTTGCGCTCATTCTGCGACGTATATCAACTGATGCAGTATATATAACATTCATACTATACTTATCAATCATATCCCATTGTTCTATTTCACCATCATATGAGGAATTAAGCATAACTTTTCCACCCCTCTATATGTAATTTTGAAAATGAACTTTTTTGCTCCTCATTAATAATAAATCGCAAAAAGCAGTGAAAAAAGGAACCTAATTCACAAAAAAATCTTTTTTTGTCTAAATATCACAATATATATATATATTGTTTATACAATTATTTAAA